CAGCAAGCTGCATAGCTCTGGCAGAGTGCTTACCACCCATCTTACGCTTTGCTCTGGCCTTTGCCGCAGCCCACTTCTTTGGGTCACGTTTAGTAGCTGTGCCGCCTTTCTTACGTTTAATCATTTCTTATGTATCTTCTGGACTTCAAAGCTTGCTTTCTTTGAAGCACCTTTATGTGCTACATAGCCACCAGTAGGATTCTTCATAAGTTTAAATCCTTTACCAGACTTCATCCAGTGAAATCCTTTGGGAGCATCCACTGCTTTTTTCATTAACATCTCCATCTTTTACGAGCTTGTCTAAGTCTGCTATTAGGATTCTTAGCAGCCTTTGGAAACTTCTTCATCTGTCCAGCAGACCTTGCACAGTAGGACTTACGTCTTGATGCACGTTTGCCTGTAGGTTTCTTTTCAGTTACAGCAGTCTTTAACTTAGAACCGGGATTCTGTCTACGATATTTAGCCACACCCTTCTTAGTCATACCAGCACCTGACTTGGTAGGACGCTTCATTCCCCTACCAATCGTAATGCCCTTCATGTTACTGGGTTTTCTTTTTTGCTTTACTGCCATATGTATACCTAAACTTTTTTCCTATATAGTTACAAAGACTATTTATATATTCATTAAAATCTTTATAGTCTTCTTTATTAGGTCTAGTACCTGAATGATCTATTAAAGTATAATCATCATATCCTTCTTGAACAGATTTATTATACTGTTTTAAAAATTCTTTAGTAACCACGAAGAGCCTTACCGTAGCCTCGTACTTGTCCACCCATACGACGCCGGACTTTACCACCATACTTTTTAATCTCAAAGCCGCTTGAAATTAGTTCTTCAAGTTCCTTACCAGTAGGCATCATTTCACGACCTCTGCCACCCATACCCATCTCTTCGCCTACCATACTGGCAGGAGGAGCGTACTCTCCTTTACGCCGTTGTCCTGTTCTCTTCTGACGTTTATATGTTTCAGGAGACATTTCTTTTTTCTTAGGTGTAGGTACTTTGGAAAGCAACGGACCTTGTTCTACTTCTTGTCCAGCAGGACCAGTGGCACGGCGTCTGGGAAGAATTTCTGATCCCAAAGCATCTTCTTTCATTTCTTTTTTCTGCTGCGCTATAAGACTTTGCAGTTCTTTATTATCTTTGGAACTACGTTTTACCACAGGCTTTTTCTTTTTCTTTGGCTTGTTAGCATCTTTAGCTTCTTTAATAAACTTTTTCTGTTCAGCATCTGAAAGTTTTTTAAAGTCAGTAAGCTTCATCTTAGCTTCTTTAGCACCCATCTTCTGTTCAGGTGATGCTGCTTTAACGCCTCTGGCCTTACGTTTACGACCACGTTTACTTACAAGTTTTCTTACCGCTGCAACCATATCAAATCTCCTCAGTACATTTTTTTAGAATAAGTGGCTTTACCGTAACCACGTTTAGCTGCACCTACACCACGAACAACTCTTTTCTTTTTCTTAGTCTTCTTTTTTATCTGACCACCTTCTTTAAAGGACATAAACGTACTCAGATCACCAACTGGTACTCCAGCACTTGCGCCACCACTTGCAGCCATTAGTCCTACTCTGGCAAGAGTTCCTAGAATATTACCACCACCTTTGCCGCCACCGCCGCCGCCACTCTGTACCTGTTGACGTATTACATTAATGTTATCACCGGGAACTGGCTCACCTACTTCTTCAGCATCTTCTTCTTCTTCATATTCTTTTAGAAGTTCTTCAAAAAGACTTACATCATCTTCATAGTCTTTAGCCATATTACGATCCTCTCAGTTCGGAGCGTTGTCCTCTAAGTGCAGCACGTTTTCTAACAGTAGTTTTTTTCTTACCTACTTTACCACCTTTGCTTTTTCCAAGAAGTCCTTTGACAAGTCCAATAGATGTTAATCCTTTTGGACCCATCGCCCCAACAACAGCAGGTAAAAGACCCATGCCTGATCCTAAGTTATCAAAAAGCTCATCTCTTTCGCTTTTCTTTTCTTCTTCTTCTGGTTTATCTAAATCAGAAGTAACAGTCTTTCTTAATTTTTTATTACTCATATTACGATCCTCTCAGTTCAGAACGCTGCCCACGAAGTGCTGCACGTTTTCTTTTACCAGCGTTTTTAAGACGACCGCCTTTTTTTAAAACCCAATCAGCATCTGCAAAATCACCTAAATCAGTATCACTTCCCCAATCACCGGGTTCATAATTGCTATATGGATCATTGTTTTTAAAAAGACTAGCAACACTTTTCATAATTGCAGCACTGTTGTTTGCGCTTTTTTTAGCAGAGGGTAAAGAAGCTCTTGGTGCTGAAGGCATTCTATCTCCTGAAACAGACTTTGATCTTTTACCAGCCCGTTCTCTATCTTTAGCTTTCTGTGCTTTTATTTTAGCTTTAAAGTCAACCATATTAGTTACCTCTAAGTTCTGCGCCGAAGCCTCTTTTAGCTGCACGTTTACGACCAGCAGGTTTTTTAGCTACAGTCTTCTTACGCATAGGTGGTTTCTTTGCAACAGCTTTCTTACGCACAACAGGCTTTTTCTTTACAGCAACCTTTTTCTTTTTAGCAGCTACCTTCTTACGAGCGGTTGGTTTCTTTTTCTTTTTAAGACGGCCACCTTTTTTCTGTCCCATTTCAATTTGCATGTCTGTAATTTCATCGCCACTACCATATGCATTTTCAGTACTATCAATATCAATAATACCAAAAGGCGTCATTACCTTAGACTTACGAGGTGTCACGTCTTCAATAAAGTATTCACGAAGAGTTTCATAACCTCTGTTACCTTCCATCTCACCACGACCACCGCTTGATCTGTAAGGTGCGCCGGGTTCATCTCCTACAAAGCCATCAGCTTGCGGAGCATTAGACATAAGTTCTAAAGAAGGCAAACCTCTTCTACCTGCATAATCTTCATCTATATCTCTACTTCTTACAGAGCGCATAGGAGGTGTCATCATTGATGGATCAGGGCGTTGCTGTCCTATCATATACATAAACTCTGCTTCAGTAGGATTTCTACCGGGACGTGGTGGAGTAGCAAATTCTGCTTCAGTAGGATTTCTACCGGGAAGCGAAGGACCACCTCGTAATTGATTGTCGGCTGACCCAATCCGTCGAGGGCCAGTTGCTCCAACCGGCCTTTTAGGCAAACGGTTCTGAGATATAACAGGTCTTACTGCATCTCCTCTTGGAACATTAAAAGCACGGTCTTGTCCTATCATACGCTCTTCTTCAGGTACAGGAGGTTTTCTTTTAGGACGTGGAACAGCTTTTGATTTAGGGCGTGGAACTTCACCGGCAGGACTTCCAATACCAGCTTCTGCTCTGGCCCTACCTATTGAACCTTTAAGTTTATTTGGAACAGGTAAGCCTCTGGCAATAAGTTCACGAACAACTTTACGAGCATCTGCACTATCAGGATTTTTTATTGCTTTCTTAGTTAGTTCTGAAAGTTGTTTTTGTTTTATAGCTTTTAGTGGTCGTCTTGCCATTTTCTTTCCTCCAAGTTCTTTGCTAACTTTGGTAATATAATCTCTGGTTTCTTTGGGAAGATCGCTTTTATTTCTACCAGAAGCTATCCATTTGTTAGCATTTCCCGGTCCATAGTTATAGGCAACAAGCGTAGCCTCAAGATCACCACCATAGTTTTTAAGCAATGCCATAGCATAGTCTTTGCCAACTCTGGTATACTCTTCTTCGCTTTCATCACGGGCAGGTTTAACTCTGTATCCCGGTTGCTTTGCCGTTGCTGGCATAACCTGCATACGGCCTCTGGCACCTTTAGGACTAACAGCGTCTCTGCGTCCCCCGCTTTCAACCTGTTCAATAGCTTTTAAGAGTTGTTCTCTTGCAACCATGATTAGTCTTCTACTTTAAAAGCTTTGCCCTGTTCGTAGTCTTCGTCAACCACAACATCCTGCGGCGGTCCCTTTACAGCCGGTCCTTTACGTGCAGCACCAAAGCCCTGTCCAGTAGGACGGCCTACAATTTCATCCAGATTATGTGGCCGTTTAATAAGTGTATGCGGTCCCATCTAACTTCTCCTTTTACGTTTCTTTCTACGTGCCTCGCTAAGTGCGATGGCAACTGCTTGTTTCTTACTCTTAACTTTTCTACCGGAACTACTTTTAAGTTTGCCCCGCTTGTACTCACCCATTACTTTCTTAACTTTACCGGGACGAGTAATTTGTTTTCCTATAGAGGAACGGTTAGTCATAGCAAGAGTTCACAAGGTCTTGTCCACTTGTATTATTTTTAATAACCTTGCCACCTTTCTTACGTTTATAAACTTTACCACCTGATTTTTTAGAAGCTTCATCTTTAAGTTCTTTATCAGATACGTCTTGAAATCCTCTCTTAAATGATGCGGCTACTTCTCTCTCGTTTTCACCTAGTTTTATTTCTGCTTTTGCCAGTTTACGAGCTTCAGTTTTTGACATATTTTTATTAGCATTTAATATTTGTATTGTTATTATATCTTCAGCTTCTTTTTTTGGCATGTTTAAACGTTGAGGAATATCTATTGCTAATCTTTTTCTTGCTCTCTTATTTGCTGCCTTACGAGCTATGGTTGGCGAAACACCACGTTTCATCTGCCCCTTAACATCTCTTTCTGTTATGCCTTGCTTAACAGGTTTTTGAACAGTTTTAGTTTTAGGTTTAGAACTAGATTTTTTTTTAGGTCTAATTCTCTTCCCTACTAATTTTCTAATCATAACATGCGGCTACAATAGAGTTACCATCGTTACCGGAAACAACCTTGCCACCACGCTTACGTTTGTAAACTTGACCGCCACCCATCTTTTTCTTTACAGGTTTCTTAGACTGAGCTTTTGCTGAGTATTCTGCGGGAACACGGGTGCGATCTTCGCCCATTGCTTTACTAACTCCACCGCCTTTAGACATCTTACCTACACCATCAGCAGCATAGAACGGAACTTTCTTACCATTCTTTTCTACCATCTTTAGTGAACCGCCACCAGCCATTTTCTTTTTCATGTAACCGCCTCCTTTTTTAGGCATTGCCTTACGCCTACCTGCATTCATGTTTGCTTTTTTAATTTGATTAGGAGTAGGATTAAATCCTTCTACAATCTCCCCTGTTTGCATAAAGTGTCCAGCAGGGTCTTTAATTTTACCTCTATTTTTTTCAGCAGTAGCTCGTCTAGTTTTAGCAGCAGAACTTCTTGCTTTATCTGTAGCAGCTTCATCTGCGGTTCTCATCTTGTCAAGCTTTGCTTGAGCAGCATCTCGCTGTCTTTTAGTTTTAGACTTGTCTCGTATAATGGTTTGAAGTCTAGCTTTCTCTTTACCAGCTTCAGGACTGCTTTTACTACCACCACCAACAGTCCCACGAACCATCCGATCACCACGGGATTCTACTTTACCAGCACCGCCCTTATTAACAAAGTCTGCTGCATCGTCTTCAACTCTTGTAGAAACATTTTGATTCTGTGGAGCAGGAGCAGAACCTTTTTGAAACTTGCCACGACCACGACCCTTTTCATCATCAATAGGTTTTGATGTTGGTTTTTTATTGCTTTTCTGTGGTATATTACCGCCCGGTGTACCAGATTGTTTGGATGGCGATTTTCCCCTACCCTTTAATCTTCTAGTAACTTCTTTTGGATTTAGAATTTTACGTACAAACCTTGCCATTTATATTCTCCTATGATCCTGCTTGGGTAATTGTATTAGGACCGCCAGCAGGAGAAGCTGCAACTTCCATGTCGTCCTGTCTAGTTCTGCGAGCCTGATTACGAAGGGTTTGAATTGAGTTTTGATATTCTGTTTGCCATACCTGAAGAGTTTCCCAATCCTTCATGTACATGGTAGCTTCTATCAGGCAACCATAAAATAAGGCATCGTAACAGTATTCACTGAAGTAGTTACTGGTTGTAACACTTGTGCCTGTTGCCGATGCCAATGCAAGCGGTTGTGATGCCGTCTGTATTTCAACAGTGGTTGCTGAAACTGGTGTGGGTACTATCTTAATGCTTGAGTTAGTACGCCGTGAATAATATCTGGGGATGCCTGTGGATGCACTTACAGGCCAGTAATCATTTGCATACTCAACAGTTCGTTGCAGCAAATTAGTTACAGTTGTTCCTGTACTTACAGTATAGTTTACGTTACGAACAATACGTACACGATCATTCAGCGGAACGGCACCTGCATTCCCTGATGAAACTGAAACGGTTGTAAATTCATCCAAACCAATATCATCAATATCTTTTGTGATACGAAGTTCTGCTTTGGTAATGAAAAAGGGAATTTGCGTTGCAAACTCCGTTGAGTCGTTCTCAGTCGTATTAATTAAATCTGATTTTAAATATGCGTAGTCAGGCATGACTAGCCAAGCATAGCAGTTAGAACGCAACCATCAGTGGGGCCAGAAATACTGACCACACCGTAAACTGCAACACCCATGTCTCCGATATAAATATCCGAAGCTTCGTTGGCTGCTACCTGAAACTTAATAGCTGTACCTTCAGCAGTCTTATTTGTAATCTGACGTTGACCTTTAATTGAATAAGAACCAGCCGCTGTTGCCAATGCATGAATAGCTACAATGCGTGTCGTGCTTGGAATATTACTATCAGCAGTACCGTTGCTTCCAACAGTTGTGTCAGTATCTACATATTTAAGAACAGCATCTCCAGTTGCTATTGCAACTTTAATATTTGAAGCCATAATCTCTCCTTTAGGTAAAGTAGCAGGAGAGTGGCATTACACCACTCCCCCACACTTTATTAACCGGCACTACCGAAGTAGCCACGCCAATCCGAAACACCGAAGCTATAACGCTCCCGTGCCTTGAACCGAAGATTACCCGTATCAAAGTCCGGCTCCATCTTCGTCTGAAGCGGCGAACGGACGAACATCTTCGCACCATTCGGAACATCAGTCTTGATGAAGTAGGAATCAACGTCGGTGAAACGACGATTGATAAAGTAACCTTCAGGAATCATACCCATGTGACGGGTGGCATTGATGGCGTTCGTATTCGGGTTAGCGCCAGCAGCACTCGTCTGAGTGTTACCCGGCGATGAAAGAATACGATCCGCAATCGCCCACGAATCAACAGGGACATGCAGAGAAACAGCACTGGCACCAATCAGAATACCACGATCATCTTTGATCTTCTGAATGCTGGTAAGTGCAGTTTCAAGAGTTGCTTCCGTAAGGTCAGCAGCCGCCAGAAGGTTGGACTGATTACCATCGGAAATAGTCGGATGAGCAGCCGAGAAGAACGCAGCACCATCACCAATGGTATCAGTGAAACCATTCGTGAAAATGTTAGCGGCTTTTACCTGCTTGGTGTTTGCCATCGCACGGGCAAGACCTCTGGCACGAAGCTTCGCAAACGTGTCATACAGGTTATCTTCCATAGCTTCTTCAGTGACAGCAAAAGCAAGCGCAACGGTTTCCGCAGTATAACGGGCCGTGTAGCTTTCCTGTGCATCGTCATAAGAAACCGCAGCACCCTCGCCTTTGGTTGGCGCAGTGCCAAAGCCAGTGAAGAGGACTTCTTCTTCAAAAGCTCTGTCCGAGTTTTCAATGTCATAAAGAGGTTCATGTTCATTATTAACCTCTCCATACTCCATTCCAAATACGGCGTTAAGACCGGGAAGGAGTTCTTTGCTAATACTAGCTCTATTAATAGCCATAATAAATCCTCCCTATTAAGCCGTAGATGCCGTGGCCGTTACGAAA